AGAACTACGCGCTCTCGCACGGCATCGAGGATATTGAGGTCCTGTTCCCCGAGGCTCAGGCTCTTGCCAACACGCCCGAGCTGTTTGGCCGTCGGACCGAGTGGGTCAACATGCTTATCGGTGCTACCCGTAAGAGCCCCTTCTCGCGCATCAAGACGATCTCTGCCGACATCACCCACGATGATGCTCGGGCCAAGGGTTACTTCAAGGGCAACCTGAAGAAAGAGGAGTTCTTCGCTGTCACCAAGCGTACGACCACCCCGACCACCATCTACAAGAAGCAGAAGCTTGACCGTGATGACGTTGTTGACATCACCGACTTTGACGTCGTTTCTTGGCTGAAGGCTGAGATGCGTCTTATGCTGGACGAGGAGATCGCGCGCGCGATCCTCGTTGGTGATGGCCGCGACGTTTCGCACGACGACAAGATCAACGAGCAGAACATCCGCCCCATTGCTTCGGACCACGAGCTCTACACCACCACGGTCAACGTCAACATCGACGACTCGAACTCCTCGGCGCAGGAGATCATCGACGCTGTTGTTCTTAACCGCAAGAGCTTCCGCGGCACTGGTGTTCCGATGATGTTCACCTCGGAGACCTACATTGCCAAGTTCCTTCTTCTGAAGGACACCATGGGTCGTCGTCTCTACCGCACGCTCGACGAGCTTGCCAACGAGCTTCGTGTCCAGGCGATCGTCCCCGTCGAGATCCTCGAGGACTACCCCGAGATCGTCGGCATCATGGTCAACCCGGTCGACTACAACATCGGTGCTGACCGCGGTGGCGCTGTTAGCATGTTCGAGGACTTCGACATCGACTACAACCAGCAGAAGTACCTGATCGAGACCCGCATCTCTGGCGCTCTTACGAAGCTGAAGTCGGCTATCGTGATCAAGAAGGTTGCTGGCTCGGCCGTCCTTGTGTCCCCGAATGCTCCGGCCTTCAACACCTCGACCGGCGTTCTTACCATCACCAACCAGACTGGTGTTGTGTACAAGAACGGCGATACCGTCGTGAACGCTGCTGGCTCCCCGTACGCCGCTATCGCCTCTGGTGCTTCGATCACGATCACCGCTACTCCGGCGTCCGGCTACTACTTCGCGACCAGCGACAACGACTCCTGGACCTTCACCCGGGACTAACCTATATTTAGGAAGGGGCCTATCCAATGGCAAAGTTTTTTGGAGTAGTTGGCTATGGCCAATCGGTTGAAAACCTTCCTAATTCTGGTGTTTGGGTTGACGAAATTGTAGAGCATTCATATTATGGCGATGTAGTTCGGAACAATCGTAAGTTGGATCGTGGAGAAAATCTCAACGACAACATATCTACGAGCAATTCTATATCTATAGTTGCCGACCCTTATGCACTGGAGCATTTCTTTGCCATCAGGTACGTTCAGTGGGCGGGGACTTTATGGACTGTGACAAATGTCGATGTCCAGAGTCCCCGCCTAATCCTGAGTTTAGGGAGCGTTTACAATGGCCCAACGCCTTGACCTCCATCAGATCTTAGTATCAATACTTGGGTCGAACAACGTATATTTCCAGCCACCGCCCACAATACAGATGGTCTATCCTTGCATCATCTACAAGCGGGACGACGTAGACAAAAAGTATGCAAACAACGAAACATATTCGCATACAAAGCGCTACCAGGTTACTGTTATAGACCGTGACCCAGATAGTGAGATACCAGACAAAGTTCTGGTACTACCTCGTTGCACCTATGACCGGTTTTATACAGCAGAAAATCTAAATCACGACGTTTTTAAGTTGTACTTCTAAGGAGAAGACTTCTATGACTACCCTTACCTGGGACGAGACTGGTCAGCGCTTTTATGAGACTGGCGTTGACCACGGTGTCCTTTACATCCCCGACAGCAATGGTGCATACACGAACGGTGTTGCTTGGAACGGTCTGACGACCGTCACCGAGTCTCCTTCGGGCGCTGAGTCGAACCCGCTGTACGCGGACAACATCAAGTACCTGAACCTGATCTCCACCGAGGAGTTCGGGGCCACCATTGAGGCGTACACCTACCCCGACGAGTTTGCCCAGTTTGACGGCACTGCCGTGCCTACCCCTGGCGTCTCTGTTGGCCAGCAGGCTCGTAAGGCTTTTGGTCTTTCGTACCGTACGCGGCTTGGTAACGACATTGATGGCGACGAGTACGGCTACAAGATTCATATCATCTACAATGCCACGGCAGCTCCCTCGGAGAAGGCCTACGCCACCGTCAATGACTCGCCCGAGGCTATCACTTTCAGCTGGGAGCTTACGACCATCCCGGTCCCGCTTCCTGGTGCTCGCCCCACGGCAACCCTCACCATTGACTCGACCAAGGTCAATGCCGCCGACCTTGCAGAGCTCGAGGATCTTCTGTACGGCACGGTTGGCCAGGACCCCAGCCTGCCGGCTCCCGACGTTGTGATTGGCCTCTTTATGGGTGCCCAGACCAGCGTCATGGCTCAGAACCCGAGCTTTGTTGCTTCCACCGGTGTTATCACTGTTCCGACGGTTACCGGTGTTCGCTACTTCCGTGCAGACACGAACGCTACTGTTACTGGAACGGTCACGATCGGCACCGCTGGCGCGACGCTCGTCATCAAGGCAGAGCCGAGCAACAGCGACTACGTTCTTGCTCCTGAGAGCGACAACTCTTGGTCGTTCACCCGTAACCCGTAGTCTATACACGTTGTTTTGGCCGGGAGAGCTTACCTCAACTAGCTCTTCCGGCCAAAACTTCAAAATGGGAGTAGAAACATGACAAAGAATGTACCTTTTCCGATAACTGCCGGGCTTCCATTCTCTAAAACTTTTAATGTAACCCTCCCCACCGGCAGAAACTGGTGGACAAATCTAGAAGACTTTGAGGCAAAGGCCCAGGTTCGGGAGAAACCAGATGTTTCATCCCCTCTAGTTCTAGATCTTGCCCCTTACATGACACTAGCTTTTGACAACGAAGACTTTGTGTCGATAACCATTGAAATGACTGGTGAAGACACAAGAAGTCTGACCAGATCTGGTTATTATGACGTTATACTTTCGGATGTTGGCTCTACAGATGCTCGAGCCTACAAACTTTCGCAAGGCTCTGTTAGGTTTACACCACTAGTTACTTCTGGTTAGGAGGTTTTGTGACTACTGAAATAGTTTACGTTGAAGTTACAGATCCTGTTATAGAAACAATAGAAGTAACTGTTACTAACACCGGAGGACCTGGACCTGCCGGAGCTACTGGACCTGCTGGACCTGCTGGACCTGCTGGAGCTACTGGACCTGCTGGACCTGCTGGACCTGCCGGAGCTACTGGACCTGCTGGACCCGCCGGAGCTACTGGCGACACTGGGCCAGCTGGCTCTGACGCCATTTGGAACTTTGTTGGACCGTACAACCTTGGCGCTTCTTACGCAGTCGGCGATGTTGTCACTTATTCCGGTGAAACTTGGTACCGAGTAAACAGCAACGGCGGTAATACTGGAGACACGCCAACCGAAGGAACTTTCTGGACAAAGATTGCGTCTAAAGGTTTAGACGGAGAAACTGGTGAAACTGGACCCTCTGGTTCTCCTGGAGTCGTTTCTGCAACTTCTCCGTTGAACTACAACAGTGGCACGCAGACGATCTCTATAGATCAGTCGGCACTTTCTTTGGATACATCCAACATATCTACTGGGGTTTTTTCTTCGGCAAGACTCGGTAAAATTGTTGGTGTGACTTCTGCACAGTACTCAGGTCTTACTGGCGGTGGTGGTTCTCTGTTATTCACAAATGGCGCTGGTTCGACCATTTCTGTTGCAACCGGAGCTCTTACACTTGCGCCAGCAGACAAAACTGGATCAATTGGTTATGTTGGTTTTTATGTAACATCATCTGCTATGTCTTCTGGCCAGTCCGTTTCAGTCGTCTGCTACAATGTAGACTCTTACGGGAAACCGTCGACGCTGGCTTGGTCTCAAAGCATTACGGTTGGTACTGCAGGTAGTTCATTTTTAGGCGCTGTAACTTCGCAGACAATACCTGCTCAGTCTTGGCTTGGTGTATTCAACCCTTCG